GGGACAAGCATCTGATCGAGGTGTGCGTGCCGGGAAGCTTTACGGCGCGGCCGCTCGACCGGGTCGAGCTGACGCTCCCGGCCATGGGGGTCGAGGGCGTGTTCACGGTGCAGACGGCGGAATCGGTCTGCGGAGACGCGGGCGTCAGCTGCACGCTGACATTGAGGGAATGATATGTGGCTTTCAAAGAGAATCGTACAGGAAACGCCGGAATTTGAACCGGCGACGCTGGGAACGGTCTCCATCGGCGGCGAGGATGCGGCGGTGGTGACGGACGGCGAAAAGCGAAACGCACGGGTGATCTCTCCCGGCGGCTACTGCTGGCAGCCGTCCGCCTCGGACAGCGTGCTCGTTATCAAGGGAAACGAGCTTTATGTGCCGGGCGTTTTGCAGAGCGGCGGCGCATTGCAGCCGGGCGAGGTGCTCATCTACTCGGGCGGCGCGTCGATCCGGCTGAGAAACTCGGGCGAGATCGAGCTGAACGGCAGAGTGGAGATCTCCGGCGAGGCATTTGTAAACGGCAGGAGGGTCTTGACGGAATGACGGAAAATTTACTGCGCGGCGGAGACTATGTGCCGGACGGCTTCGGCGGCTTCGTGCGCTTGCAGGAGGAAGAGGCGCTGCTGGAACGGGCGCTGTTCAAGCTGACGTGCCGGAGAGGGGCGTTCCCGTTCCTTCCGGGGCTGGGAAGCCGCCTGCGTGAGCTTGGCAGGCTCCGGCCCTCCGCACGGAACGCGGCTGCGCAGCAGTATGCCGCGCAGGCGCTGGAGGGTATGGGCATGGAGGTCACGGGCGCCCGGGTGCGGATGGTCTCCGACGATCAGGCGGACGTGGCCATCGAGCTGGTCTATGACGGAGCGCAGAGAACGGTGGAGGTGACGGTATGAAGGAAATTGCGGAAATTTATGGGCAGATGCTGGAGACGTTCGAGGAAAAGACCGGGTTTGCCATGGACGATACGGCCGATCTGGCCGTGCGGCTGTATGCTGCGGCGGCGCAGCTTCAGGCGCTCTATATTTACGCAGACTGGGCGCTGACGCAGAGCTTTCCGCAGTGCGCGGCGGGGCAGTATCTGGACTATCACGCGCAGCTGCGCGGCATTACGCGAAAGAGCGGACACAAGGCGGAGGGAGTCCTTCGCTTCCGGCTGGAAAGCGCGCGGCAGGATGCGTTGACCATCCCGGCGGGCGTCGTCTGTACGACGGCGGGACTGGTACGCTTCGTTACGACGGAGGAGGGCGTGATCCCGGCGGGCGCGCTCTATGCAGACGTCGCGGCGGAGGCGGAGTCGGTGGGTACGGCCGGAAACGTACCGGCGCAGAGCGTGACCTTCCTCACAAAAGCACCGACCGGCGTGTCGGGCGTGACGAATCCGGCGGCGTTTCAGGGCGGCAGCGGAGACGAGGACGACGAAAGTCTCCGCGAACGCATTCTGGACAGCTTCCTCCGGCTCCCGAACGGTGCGAACGCGGTGTTCTATGAGCTGCGCGCGCTTTCTCACAAGGGCGTGGACGCCGTCCGCGTCATTCCGCGCGACCGCGGGATCGGTACGGTCGGCGTGGTGGTGGCTGCGTCGGACGGTGTGCCGAAGCAGGCGCTGCTGGACGAGATCCAGCAGGATCTGGACAGCGTGCGCGAGATCGCCGTGGATGTGCAGGTGATGGCGCCGGAGCTTCAAAGCGTGGATGTGACGGTGAAGCTCTGGCCGAAGCAGAAAACCAGCTTCGCGGACGCCTCCGCCGCTGTGCAGACGGCGCTGCGGGCGTTTTTCACCGGCAGCCTGCTCGGCAGGGCCGTCTACCGCGCACAGCTCGGAAAGGCCGTCCTTGACACGGGCATGGTGGAAAATTATCAGATCGTGGAGCCTGCGGCGGATATTGCGGAAAACGCAAGGGTTTTGCCGCAGCTTGGAACGCTGACGATCCTGGAGGGCGAGGAATGAGCTGTACGGAAGAGCTGATCGCGCTTTTGAGGCCGCTCGGCGTCTACAGCTTCCGGGAGGGGAGCTTTTCACTCGGTGAGCTTCAGGCACTCGGAAAGACGCTCGACGAGCTGGAGACGTGGGCGCAGACCGCCCAGCGGGAGAGCATCGTCCTGACGGCGCAGGCGGAGGGACTGGAAAGAATGGAAGCGCTGTTCCGGCATGGCGCGGTGGAGCAGGATACCGAGGCACGCAGAAAAGCCATCGCCGCGTTTTTGCAGATCGGCGGCGACAGCTTCACGGCCGCGGCACTGAATCGCTGCCTGCGCGCGTGCGGCGTGCCGTGTACGGTGGAGGAAACGGGCGAGGTCAACCGCGTCAAGGTCTGGTTTCCGGGCGTTATGGGCGTCCCGGAGGGCTTTTCGTGGATGCGGGCCGTGATCGAGGATATTTTGCCGTGCCAGCTTGGAATTTTTTACTGGTTCCGATACTGCACATGGCAGGAGAC